TAATGCTATTTGGCATAGCGGAAATCTGACGTCAACTGGTCAAAATATAATGTTTGTAGGGTACAGTAGTACTCAGCCTGGAACTAGACCAGATGGCAGCCCCCTAGAAGATGGAGATGTATATTATGATACAGGGCTTCATACCTATTGGTATTGGTCTGACACTGGGAACGGCAGTCCTCTATGGCAGGAGGTAGGTACTACTGAAGCCTTTAAAACATATAGTGTCCCTGTGCTAGAAAGCACAGACAAGTTGGTTATGAGCTTTGGTATCGGCGGATTCAATGAAGATTTCTTACAGGTTTCTGTTAACGGAGCAATTCTTTCTAGGGATATGCAGGAATATATTGTGTCTCAAGGTGATGGAATCAATACAGAAGATACCATTAAGTTCACAAGTGAACTTAAAGTTAATGATGTTGTACAAGTCCTTACAGTGTTCGCTGGGCAGACTATAGGTCTAACCGTTCCTCAATTAAGTGACGTAAGTCTAGTAAACCTAGATGATTACGACGCATTAACCTGGGACGCTACTACAGCAAAATGGATAAACCGACCAAATTCTGTTATTAGATTGAATTCTATAGGAGACGTTGATGTTGCTGGGGCTAACCCTGGAGCACACTTAGTTCGTAACGCAGGTGGTACCCAGTGGATTGCTGAGGATCCAGTACAGGAAAAGTTGGTAAATCTAGCGGACGTTAGCATTCAAAATCCAGTTAGCGGAGAGTTATTAGTATACAATGGAGTGGAGTGGTTGAACTCTAATTCCGGTGGAACACCGGTAGGAGGGGTTATAGCTTTCGCTGGACCGACAGTACCTAGTGGATACCTCGAATGTGATGGAACAACACTTGACAGCACTTTATTCAGTAATTTATTCAACGTTATAGGAACTATCTATGGTGGGGGAGCAGGCACATTCCAACTTCCGGACTTAAGAGGAGAATTTATACGAGGTCTAGATAGCGGACGTGGTGTTGATATCGGACGTGCCCTTGGTTCTTGGCAGATAGACACATTAGGTTCCCATACCCATACCTACCAACAACACTACAAGCTTGGCGGCACTTATTCTATTAATGATAACGCCGGCCAATATACAGAAGGCACATTTAACCTTACAACAGGCAGCGCTGGGTCAACCGAGACCAAGCCACGGAACGTCGCAATGCGATATATTATTAAATTCTAGGAGGATACATGCAAACAGAACAACCCAAAGTAATTATTTATAATTATGATAAAAAGGGAGAGTTTATAGATTCTTCAGTTGCCAATATGAATCCTCTTAAGCCGGATGAGCCACTGCTCCCCGCCGGAAGCACGTTAAAGGCACCCCCGCCAAAACAACAAAACGAGGTTAATATTTTTAAAGAGGGTGAGTGGTATACACTACCTGATTTAAGAGGCCCTATATACAGTAAAGATGATGGAACAGAAAGTATCCAAACAGAGCCTGGACAACTCGCTCCTGGTTGGACAACTAAACCTAGACCATCTAATGAGCATGTATTCAATGATAAAAAAGGACTATGGGTTCTCGATGAAAAACTAGTACAAGAAAAGGCTATTTTTGAACTAAATCAAAAAACAGAGCAAAAAAAGCTAGAGCCTATATCTTATCTTGATGCCGAATTTAGTACTAGCCCGGCAAGTACTAACCAAATACTTATTTTTTTGAATTCAGATCATCAAGAACTGAATATACTCGATATCGAATTCAACGAACATCGATTAACTAGAGAGCAAGTTCAAGAACTGATAAATAAAATGCATATTAGAAATCAGAAAATTCACAAAAATTTTATGAATAAAAAGAAGAAGTTGGAGGCCTAGGCCTCCAACTTTCCTGTGATTAAATCGAGTGCCCAGAGTTCTAGGCGTGATCGATTACCGAACTCACTTCAAACATGAAATAAGTGTCTGCATCTAGTTGAACCCGACCGAGAACAGTATCGCCGATATTAATCTTGATACTGTTAATGGTAGGAAAGCCTATTTTCCCGTCCTCTCTTACAAAGACAGGTTCACCTTTTTTTTTACGGTTTTCTCTGACCTTAAGTTGTATGCAATCAACGCAACCAGCTGTTGCGTTTGAGCTATCTTCGAGGCCTTTCATTGCTTCTTTGATAGTTTGCATTTTAATCTCCGGTCTCCGTTTTTAGAGTAAAGGTATCCTGGTCCGAGGCAAGAGCATCTTTCAATGACTTCTTTTTACCTTTTTTCTTTTTACCTTTTTTAGATGACTTAGTGCGGTCTTCAGGTTCACCTATATCAGTTATATCTGCATCAACAATGTCTGATTCAGGAACAACAAAGCCACCACGAATTTTATCATCAAACGTTATTTCCTGAACTTCCGATGACTGAATTTCGCTGAGTTCGTCTCTGGTTACTTCAAATACTGTAACACCTGTTTCAGTCGGAGCAATATATACAATACTCTTCTTACGAATTTCTTGGTTTAGGATTGCTTCTGTCAATGCATCAACAACAACGTCATTAATCCATCTTTTGATTGGTCTAGCACCATTCATTAAATCATATGCCTCGTTAGTGATAGCCGTAGGTAGATCCTTACTCCAGTGGATCTCAATTTCGTTATCATTTTGAATTCTATCTGCTAGAATTCTCAACTCGGACTCCGCAATTTTAAGAGTAGCTTGGGGAGTAAGAGATCTAAAGACAACCTTAGCATCAAATCTATTCAGAAATTCTGGACGGAAATGTTTATATGCTTCTTCGTTAATAGCCTCTTCAATCGCTTCTTGCGGGTATCCCTGCTCAACACCATTTCTGATGATTTGACTACCGATATTTGAAGTCATAATGATGATTGTATTTTTAAAGTTAACCTCTTGTCCTTGACCATCGGTCATTCTACCAGCATCGAGTATCTGTAGTAACGCGTCAAATACTCTTGGATGAGCCTTTTCTACTTCATCAAAGAGAATGATGCTGTATGGGTTTCTTTTGATTGCTTCAGTTAGTTGACCACCTTGGTCGTGACCAACATACCCAGGAGGAGAGCCGAATAAACGAGCAACGGAGTGTGCCTCCATGTACTCAGACATATCAAATCTATGTAGAACTTTATCAGTATCAAACATAAATTCTGCAATCGATTGAGCAAGATATGTTTTACCGACACCAGTTGGACCAAACTCAAGGAAACTCCCTAGTGGTTTGCTCCCATCATTTAATCCTGCTTTTGCTCTTTTGATTGATTTAGCAATGGTATCGATTGGTCTATCCTGACCATGTACTTTTTCTTTGAGTACCGCTTCCATATCTCTGTATTTTTCAATTGTATCCTGGTCTTGAGAAGTTGCAGGAATACCAGTTGCTTCTTCAATCACTCTAGCAACCATATTTGGTGTTACTGTATTTTGAATACATGCTTCATCTGCTGTAGTAGCAAAGTCTAGAATGGCTTGTTCTGCAAGAGCAACATTTTTTTCAAGTACCGGAAGAAGTGTTGCTTGAATATCAGCTGCCTTCTCAAACTCTGCGTGGTGAATTGCTTTTTTTGCATCCAATTTAGCTTCTTCAAGTAAATGCTTTGCTTGGATCATATCATGTAAAAGAGAAAGCTGTTCTTTGTAAGTAGCCTCAAGCTCTTCCTGTTCTTTACCAAGAACAGCTGCTTCATCTTTAAACGCTTCCAGGCGCTCCTGATCGATTGCGCTCATATCAGTGGAGTTTGCTTGGAGCATCTGCATTTCAATTTTGATATCAGCTAATTTCGTTTGCACCTTTTGAAGAGGAAGTGGTTTTGATTCCAGAGTCATTCTGAGTTTTGCACCTGCTTCTTCAATCAGATCAATACTTTTGTCTGGTTGTTGTCTATGTTGAACATATCTTTCACTTAGAGATATACTCTTAAGTAGAGTCGCATCAGGAATTAGGACATCATGATGTTCTTCAATCTCGCGAGCTCTTGCTTTAAGGATTCTATACGTCTCTACCTTATCCGGCGCTTTTACCTGCACAGGCTGCCATCTACGAACCATCGCTTTATCTTTTTCAAATACTTTGTATTCATCTTCAGTTGTTGCACCAATAATCTTGATATCACCTCTAGCCATCGCAGGCTTAAGTAGATTAGCGATCTTAGCCTTGTCATTCATAATCATATGAACTTCATCCATAAATAGGATCACTTTACTAGAACTTGCAACACGAACCATTTCTTGAATAGTGCCTTCAATATCCCCTGTAGAAATGATTTCAGGAATACTAATTTCACGCACTTCATACCCATGTAGTGCCTGAGGAACTCCTGCTTTACTTAATAAAACAAGAGCTAATTTTTCGGCTAGCGCTGTTTTACCTACACCGGCTGGACCGACTAGGGCAGGGTTAGCTTTGCTTTGTCGTGTAAGAATTTGCTGCATTCTTTTAATCTCATCTTCACGACCAACGATTTTATTCAGGTCACCATCTTTTGCTAGTTGCGTTAAGTTTCTACCAAGGATGTCCAAAATGGTTGCTTCTGTGTTTTCCCATTCAAGATTTGGAACTGTATTTACCAATTTTTGAATATCTTCTTGAACATAAGTTGGGTCTAGATATTTACCAACAGCGTTTTTAAATGTAGTTTTAGCTACGTTGGATACGCCTCTTGTGAGGATAGCGTTAATCAACGTTGGCTCTTTGATGTATCTGTCCTGCGTCTCAAATCTAAGTTCGCTTACTAATTCTCTAAGGACTTTTTCGAACCCTTTTGTGTCTTTAGTAAGTTGCTCTTTATGGAGCACTTTAAGATCCTCTTGAAATTTAACTATATCGAGATTACTTTTTAGGTATTCCTGTACTGGGTTTTTAGTGCTTGCAATCACTAAAAATAAATTTGCTGGTGTCGCACCTGTAGCTAGTACCTCAGCCATTACTGCAGCTGTACTCTGGTTAAGTCCTCTGAATATGTTTTTAGACATATTTTTCCTTTCTTGGGCAAAGCCCTCATTAAAATAAAAATTGTGTGCGTTAGCACATTGCCCGAAGGCACTCTTGATCAAAAGTGCCCTTCTTCATTGCCGCGAAGAAGGGTTCACGTTTTAAGTCCGCCGACTAGAAATAAATAGATTACACAAATACAACTAGTTTTAGTCATATACTAGTTACTCAATATTTAGAGTAACCTGCATCAGATAAAAAACTGATACACCGCTTTCGATTATATACAACAACGTTCTATATAATCATTTAAACTTGAAGGATTGTACCACAGAGCGTGGTACAATAAAACAACATATGTATTGCCTTCAATATTAATATTTATATAGTCCTTAATGTTATTCTAAAGTCCTTAATGCTCTTATTCATTCGAAATTTTACCTAGTTTCCTTACTGGCTCGAACAAAAGCCTACTAAGTCCAATATAAGGAAAACAATGAGACGTGTAATGATTACAGGGGCGAGTGGACCCATTGGAAAAGAGCTAGCTGAACAGGTTATATCTAAACTACCTGGAACTGACAATCCAGAATTCGAGTTTTTATTATGTCAGGCTAGGTATCAGGAAGAACAGTGGTTCAGGGACTATGATAATAAGGAATGGATTGTTGCTAATCTCGACGAAGTAGGGGTAGAGTGGTGGAGATCTCAGATTCAGGATAATAATATAGACTGTGTTATTTTTGCGGAGTCTATTGAAAATGCTGATGTTTATATCCCGGACTCCGCCCTTCTAGCCCAGTTTAGAGAACAGGAAGCGACCTTCACCACTTTTTGTAGTGAGTACTACACGGATATAGGTACACCTAAACTTCAAGTAGTATATACTAGTACGGATAGGATATATATAGACGATGAATTCCCTAACGAGTTAAACCCTGTAGCTATCAGCCAACCTGAAGCTACAGGAAAGGATATCAATTTAAATTACGCTGCTCTTAAGCTTGGAACCGAACTTGCATTGACCAGCTTTGAAAACATAGACCCCCGAATAATACGGCCATTTAATACGGTGTGGCGTACACAGGGATTTGAGTGGCCGCTTGCCTCTATTGTAATTAAAGCCATTTCAGATACGGATATAGATATATACGGTGATGGTAAAAATGGGTATGCCTTTACCGATGTGGAAGACCTCGCTGGACTAATGTTATCAAAAAAGCTATTCGAGGTAACTACTGATAATTCTGAACTATCTTCTAGAATAATAAATGTTTGTAGAACGGAGAATTATCTTCCTGAAGAATATTTACACCTGAAGATAATAAATAAAACTGGAAGTTCATCTAAGGTTATTCGTAATTCAGATATAAATATATATAAAAATATTAT